CGTTACGTGCTGGCTTGTGTCGACTTAGAGAACGGCGACCAGAAAGCGCTAGTGAAGAACGCGCATGGATTACATTCGATACTGGAGTTCTGCGGAAGACCAGTATCAGTTCCGGTCAGCGAGATCATGCTGATTCAATCCCGGATACACGACGGATACATCATGCTCGATGGGTACACAGAGACAGACAGCCTGCGCCCAGGCTCGAAGGTTGAAATCGTAGGCGATGGATTGTTCAGCGGACTGACCGGGATTTTCGACAAGCGACTAACTGGCAGCGACCGGGTGCGAATACTCCTCGCTGCCTCTCAGGGATTGTTTTCAGGACAAAAGGCAGAAGTACTACGCAGCGACGTGGTTGCGGTTCTTCCAGAAGAATGCCAATGAACGACGAGATAAAAGACCAGCCAGCTCCTATTCCAAACGATTCAGCTTCCGTATGGGATCTCGTGATCACTGATATGAAAGCACGCGACCAAGTCGGCCGCGAGCGCTACGGTACTCCTTTACAGGCTGGCAACGGAAGAAATCATCTCGTAGATGCTTACCAAGAATCGCTAGATAAAATAGTGTACCTAAGAGCCGAGATCGAGGAGCGTCTGAAATACGGTACATTAGAAGAGCATCGGCAGCGACTAATTCAAAGCATCGACAAGCAAGCAGAGTTAATGCATCCAGAGTATGGAGGCTGCGATGGATTCAGAGATGGCGGCTGCTCGCAGTGTGCCAATGTCGTCGAAGAGCTTAAGCGTCGGTTTCAGCTTCAAGCCAAGGAGCTAAACGAAGTCGAGCAGATACTCGGCAAAGCTCTTAGCTATCCAGAGCTATACGAGGCGCTCGATATCGAGAAGGGAATGATCGCTTGCGGTCCTGATTACCCTAACGCAAAGCCAACTGGGACGATATGCGTAGGCGACCATGTTCCCGCAACGCTCGCGCAGGAAGCTGCAAATCGGATACGAAGCACAGAAGAAGAGGTGGCGCACCTGCATGGCATAGGACTTCCGAATCGACCGAAGATAGTTTGTTTCTGCGGCTCGACTCGATTCACAGCGCAGATGCTGATTCTTAAATGGGAGCGCGAGAAGAAGGGCGAGATCGTACTATCATGGAATGCTCTACCAGATAGCTATTTCAAGGGTGCTCGCACGAATGCAGCGGAGCAGGAAGGCGTCAAGGAGCAGATCGATGAGCTACATAAGCGAAAAATCGATCTAGCGGACACTGTCTTCGTGATCAATATTGACGGATACGTAGGCGAGTCGACACGTTCTGAAATCGACTATGCGGTAGCACATGGTAAGCCAGTTTTCTATCTTGAAGCTCCATGGGGCGGCACTACAGGGAAACTTCATTCGGACGAGAGTGTTCATTATGGAGCCGTATGATGTCAAGAGCAAATGCCCGAAATGCGACTGGCCTCTTCTCCACACGGAGTATCACGGGGTTAGCTTCGAAGAGGAAGGCTGCACTACATTGCTCTGCGAGTTCCCCGGACAGGAAGAGCACATTGTTCGGACTTGCGCGAAGTGCGGATATGAATTCTTCCAGAAGCCAATAGAGAAGGCAGTGGCGGCAAGTACGGTTCTTCTGGAAGAACCGACGGAGATGTGGTAAATGGCAGTCACTCCTATAAGACAAGCTTCCGAGCGAGTACTAGCAGTATTCAATGCTCTGCCTTGTCCTAAAGAGCTAAGTGCTGTTGACTCATGGGAAATGATACATAGCGACTCGGGGGCTATTTTCCAACACACAGGTTCAGGTGGCGCTTTCATGGACGAGTACTACTCATGGGTCAGCGCCAAGCTAAGAACGATAGGAAGCGTTAATGAACCTCGTCGATTTGCCGTAGGTATACGCTGGACAGGTGACGAACTGGACGGAAATCTAGAAGAGGTAGTAGGTCGCAAGATAACTCGTGCAGTGCTTGGTTTTTGCGACATGGCTGAAGAGTACGAAGAAGATGGACCGCTTCCCGAGCCGATAGTAGGCGTTTCATTACTTTGGCCGAAGAGAGCAGTACGTATAGCGTACGACAAAGCGAAATGTACATGCGGTGGCAGAATGGTATTTATACGAGGTAAGTACCCGAATAGTCCGAAACGACTCGTATGTCCCACGTGCACAATGGAGCAGCTAGAAGACTTAAAAGAAACGACAAGCGGACCAGCGAAGAGTACAGCATGAGCGCACATCGTAAACAGCAGCTCCTATCAAGCCGAAGGACATTACTCTGTATGCCGCCAAAGCAAACCACTGATAAAAGATTCGAGATAGGCCAGCGCGTAAGAATGACACTGAAAGCCCTAGAAGGAAAGCTAGACGGTCGCAAGCATCAATCCACAGGAGTTGTCAAGGGCTTCAATCTCCTAAATATCGCATACGTAACAGTCCTACGCGATGGTCGTACAGAGACAGAGGTATTCGCATCGGACTTCTGGGAGGCGGAATGATAAACCGAAGATCATTCATTGCAACGCTAATCGCGATACCTCTAGCAGGTATAAGAAAACGCCCCATTATCAAGACGAGAGTGAATCCAGATTTCACGAAGCGGTTCGAGAGCGATAAGAAACTCTATGCGAGATTCTCGTATACCATTAACAATGACAGTAATATGTATCAGCCGCAACGCCGGTTTGGAATATCATGATAAAAGCGATCAAGCTACAGGGTCCACAAGGAACAGCATTTGAAGTACTAGAAGGTTCCACAAACGTAGTAGTTACTCCCGTAGATTGCGACGACGAGACTGTTCACATGGCGGTGATTCCACTAGAAGACATAGTCGATTGTGCAATGGCTCTCATGCAAATGTGGAATTATGAAATGCAGCATCAGGGCCGCGAGTCGTACATAGCAGGACTGGCGAATGCGCACGTATCAGACGGAGGCGAGCAGTGAAAACAGCCATCTATATCGAGGACGGAATCGTTCAGCTAGTCCTGACTCCCGAGAATCAATTCGAACGAGCAGCCATTTCAGTATTAGTAAAGGAGCCTGTACAAGCGCAGCTATTCCAAGGCTCATTCTACGATTGTCGTGGCGGATGGATCAGGCAGAGCGCGTACTATCCAAACGGAGATCATGGTTTTACGTCGAGTTCTTCTGCTGAGTTCTCGATCATCCTACGTTCAGGCGAAGTGAAGGATATAAAGACAAACGAGATACAGCAGAGCGATCTAGGAATAACAGCGAGTCAATTATGAGCGCATCGCAGAAATATCTAGATGGCGAACGAGCGAGTGCTATCGAGCAGCAGCAATTCCTCACGCCCGACGAAGCGGCAGTTATACTTCGCGTTACGACACGCACGATATACCAATGGCTCCGAACGGGTAAAATCATAGGACAGCAATTTGGGCCACGTCTCTGGCGTATACCAGCATCATCGATAGGAATAAAGGGTATACCGAATCCGAGTTTCGAGTTATAGATATGAGCGCATCCCAAGAATCAATCATAGGAGGCAATGGTAATCCTCCGACTTCTGCACTGCGCAGCACACTTAGTCATCCGCAGAACATGTTCACTATAGCGGAAGTGGCAGCAGCATTACGCAGATCCAACGGGCTAGTCGATCCAGCAGCACGGATATTACGTTGCGCACGGCGCACGGTTTACAGCTACTTGGAACGTTATCCAGAGCTAGAGCAAGAACGCATACGAAGTGAAAGACCGCTTGTAGATATAGGCAAGGTAAAGTTCTACGAAGCAGTTCGTGATGGTCAATCATGGGCAGTAGCAATGCTTATGAAGGCCAAGGGCGGAATGTCAGAAAAGCAGACGATTGAACACACGGGAGCAGATGGCGGTCCAATAAAGATAGACGCAGAACTAAATGTCAAGATGCAGCATGAAATAGTAGCAGGAATGGTTCGAGGGCATTTAGAGAATGGGTACACATTGGCGGAAGCGTTGAAAAACGTAGTGCTACTTGGGATTCCTAAATCGGCTCTCGGTTTATTAACCAAAGCAGATTTACAGCTAAGTAACAACGGTCACGGAACATACGAAGTTCTTCCAGAAGAATAACATGTCGGAGAGTTTTATACAGGTTTCAAATGAGCTTACGGTGTCATTAGACATGGCGCAAATAGTTCAGGCTTATTTTCCATCTATCCATAGCTTTAAAGATCCGCATCCTTGGCTTCACGGAGACTTGACATCGTATACAAGGATCATGCGAGGCGAAGATGAATTGCCACACATACCGGATGGTAGATGTTTGGAATGCCGAGCGATATTCGATAAGCAGTTCGATCTTGTAAGACAAACGGCATCACTCTCGTTTTTATCAGAGATAGGTAGGTTGAATTACTCTACAGTTGATTTCGTCACGAGAGGATTGGCTCGTCTACGAGAGGGTAACAATGACGACATCTAATACGTACGGACTATTGGACGACAGTTACTCCCTCGAAGACTACGAGAGAGACGGCGAAGTAATTAAGGAATGGCTCGACAATCAGCCTTCTGTTACGACAGAGACGCTGGAATTACAGCTCGCCACGCAGTTCGACGAAGAGTGCCCTCTGTATAAGCGCTTGGCGCAACTTCACGTAAACAACCAGGAAGGCGACGATGGGGCTTAAGAAGCGCATGGCAGAAGTTGCAGCAGCTCCGGAAATGGGAGAGCTGAAAGCGATTCGCAAGCAGTTCGTAGAGACGGAGTCTTTGTACTCATTATTCGCAACAGGCAAAGCAGTTCCGGTAAATCAACGAGATTACAGGATTCCGTTATTCGAGTCCGATCCTCATCCCTGGACCAAGCCCGACGGTCTAGCAGCATACACACAGCTAATGCGGGGAGAGATAGAGTTGCCGCATGCACCACTAGCACCCGCATTAGGCGTAAGTAGTTTCTGCAAAGAGTGTCTAAAAGCTTTCAGGATTCAGCTCGACCTTCTACGTTCCAATCACATGCTCGCCAAGCATGGAGACGCTTATTATTCTTCCAGAAGAAGTCTAGTAACAAAAAGACTTCACGAGCTAGCTGCACGGGGAACTGTATGAGCAGTATGCAAGAGATCATGGCAAAGACTCGTGAGGTATTGAATAATGGAACTACGAATCAGTTCTCCGATGCTCAAGTCATGCAAGCCGTACAACAAGCGGATGCGGAGATAGTAAGAGCTATGCGTTTGGGTCTAACGGGACTGGCTGCTCCTGCTAGCCATGCATCGAGCTTTGCGGCGAGTAGTATTCTAGTTCAAGCAGGATGCTATGGCAGCACAGGTATCTCGCCGTCGATTCCTAATACCATAGTTGGCTACGATCTACATAGCGGCAATGTCTGGTTTGGTCAACCTCCTCATCCTTGGCTCGAGCCTGAAGGCATGGCATCTTACACTCGTATCATGCGTGGCGAAGAAAAGCTTCCACATCTGCCTAACGCATGCGAAGAGTGCAGGAAGATATTCAGGGCGCAGCTAGCGATACTAAAAGAGCATGACATGTACGTGAGTTGCGGGCCGGGAAAGCGGCACAAGAGAAATCCAGGCCGAGTGAAGATAAGTAGGCGCGTACAGCGAGTACGCGAGCGGCTCTTAGAGTTGGCAGCACGGAATTCAGAGCGGGAGAATGCAGCATGAGTTCAGTCAACGCAGTAAGACGGCTAATTCAGAAGGGCGCAGTAACTAAGCCCAAGCCTTTGACGCGCTACTCATTTAGAGAGCGTTTCGGAGAGTTCTCTATACGTGACGGTAGTCGCGAGATGGCTACGTGCGATAACAGAAAGGACACCGAAGACATAGTCGATGCATTAGAGCTGCTTTGGAAAACGGAGGGGAAGAGATGAGTACCGAGCGAGAGCCAATGCCAGTTCTGCCAGCTTTGGAAAATTTACTTTCAGCAATGAAAGGAAATGAAGCCAGAGGAGTCGCATCGGAGAGTCTTGAAGATGCATTGAAATCTCTATCCAGGGCATGGAAAGCATGCGAGGCTGACGAAGATCCAAGCGAGTTTCTTTTCGGAGAGATGAAATGAACGTAAACGATCCAAGCGAACGTCGCAGACTAACAATACTCGGAGCATTCAAGCTGCCGGGACATGAGAACGGAACACATTCACATGAAGTTGAATTCACTATTTCACGCGATCCTGTTCGGATCGACGACGGACGTAAGAAGAGGAACTACACACCCAGAGAGCAGCGCCGACGCGACATGCGTAAGTCTCGTAGGGAACGCGAGCGGCTGGCAGAAGAGCGGGCTACGCTGGCGAAGATGGATTCTTCCAGAAGAAAGGCAGCATGATAACTGAAATCCATCCAGGTCTATCAATAGCCGACGACACTGAGTGCCTACCAGGACTGCAGCTTGCCGGCACGAAGGCAGTCATTCACGCAGCCAAGTACCCGTGCCATGCTCGATTCGTAGGAACGGGGAAGCTGCCAAAGGAGCATCCCGATTACCTCGCATTTATACGCCCATTCGATTTGGTTTTGAACATGATAGACCCTGCCGTATCTTTGTTCCGCAGTGAAACATTTGCAATGACACGCGCTTTCGCAAGAAGGCACATGAGCAGAGGAATACCATTAGTCATTCATTGTAATCAAGGAAACAGTCGCGCCCCTTCACTCGCATTGCTTATTATGGCAAAGGACATGCATAAGATAAGCGATGAGAGTTACGATGCAGCCCGAAAAGAATTCGAATCGTATTATCCTCAGTACAAGCCAGGACGAGGAATTGAACAGTACATGCGGGAGAACTGGGAGCGGTTATGAGCCTAAGTCAGGAACGAAATCCGACATCGATTCGCAGTGAAGCGGGACGCGTTATACGTCTACATGATTACGTAGAGAACGGCGATCCTATGCCTCGTTCATTACTACGGGCATCACGGCAGGACGAGTTACTTAACGATCTCGTCGATGCGGCGGATAGGTTTCTGAATGCTGGTCGCGAGACACGCAGGGCAGCAGAAGAAGACCTTCTAAAAACCACGGACAGAATCAAGCGTAGACTTGGACGCGTAAACGACTGGAAGCGCTAATTCTTCCAGAAGAATAGAATGCGATACCTTCGAAAGGTTCTATCAAAGCGTGGATACGAGCAAGTGGACGTAGATCGTTGGTATTGGTGGTATAGATTTCATTTACCACTTCCCTGTTTGAAGTACTGGATCGCAGATAGCAAGTAAAGGAGGATAAAGAGATGAGCATACCGGGACCCATACAGAACATTCTCAATGAGATGAAGCAAACCCTGAAAGACCTGAAAGTGCAGGTTGGCCGCGAGCTTCCGCACTTCGCGAAGCTCGAAGGGAATATAACGGCATTAGAGCAGCCGAGAAGTCATTTCGGAGTAGACCCGTTACCCGAACCGTTCACGCCAGAGCCCGTACTGATATCAGGCGGCAGTAAGCAGCTTAACAGCCAGTCAATGCAGCCCTCTGTGGCTCCATCGGGGCAGTCGCAGACCATCGTTATAAACACGCCACAACGCAGCACGGGAGAGTAGGTAATGCCGAAGGATCATCGACATGATGAAGTCGCGCTTTCCGATGTATACGCATCGACCAAGACTATTCTCGATGCGATACAGGAGTCGCAGAAAGCCGCGCACGAGCAAGCGCAGCAAACACGCGATCTAATTAGGCGGCGATCAGATCGTCTCGAAGCGCAGAATGAGCGCGTTCTTGCAGAGCTCGAACGCATAACCACTCCAGTCATTCACGTCCACCGCATCACGGTCGTAGCCAGCGGCCAAACTGTTCACATACCTAGCTTAAGAGAATTTCAAGGAGAAGAAGACATGAGCAATAGCACTTACAGTAACATCCCCCGAGACCACGCAGACGCTCCATTCACGCTTGCGCCGCTAGTCATTAGCGACGATGAAGGCCCAATTGACATTCCTGTCGTCGAAGCACTCGTAGTCGACAACCCAAGCGTCGTAGACATCGTAGGCGATGCGCCTAATCAGTCATTTCACTTCGGCACCTTTGGCACATGTAACTTCAGTCGCAAAGCGACTTTCACTCCCCCAGGACCGAATGCCGTCGAGACGACAGTCACTGTCGACACGATTGTGTTCAATCTCACTCCTGGTGCATTGACTATCGTAGGTGGCGTCAGCATTGAAGGCATGACTCCGGACGCTGTTCCCGAGGGCTAACGAATTCCACGGAACTGTTCGGGAAGGGCATTCTCCTTGAGGAGGGAGAGTGGAGCTGAACCATCTGGTTCGAAGAAAGCTACAAAGATAAGAGGGCGATGGTTTCCTTCCCGGACAGCTATACCAAACGAGAGAATAAAATGAAAACCACGCGGAGAACATTCATCGGCACATTGAGCGTAGCGATACTAACAGCGCGAGAAGCTTTCGCCGCGAGATCATTCTTCCAGAAGAAAGCGTTGACGCCACGCAGCTTCTCCGATCCTTACGTAGGCCCACCAAAGCAAGGCGAACCGCACAAGTCCGTGGCCTACGTCTACAACGCCGGCATGGACTTCGACGTGCGCGACCACACGTTCGGACAGATACCAATGATTCCGGGTGGCAAGGTGACTCGCATTGAGCAGTGCGAGGAATGGAGCGCGAGGGGCATTGATGAATGGAATGAACGCCCAGGGAGGCCACTGTACACGCAACCGGGCCGCTTCGGGCGCATATTCGGCATGAAACCAAGGCTCACGGGCTGGCAGCCCTCGGAAGGCGAGCAGAAGCAAGCAGCGGGGCTTTACAGGCTAGAGCGGGTTATTGTCGGGCGGGAAAGAATGACTGATAGATGGTTGGAGAAAAAGCACCTTGATAGAATGATCCCTGATCCCCGCGAGAACGAGCCAATCTACGAAGATCGTTACGTCATCGTACATTCCGCGCTAGAGATAGCACTCAATCTACAAGAGTGGTCGCGTTGGCAGATCGTGGTGCTTCATTTCTGGAATGATAAGGAAGTCGACGTGGATTGGGTAAACGGACTAATTGCAGCGGATACCCTTCAGCAGCGTATCGAGAAAGCGTCAGCACTGCGTACACAGAGGGAATCTTCGTTACTAACCCTTCGCGCAGCATTGCTTCCAGTGCTTGCGTTGTACGCGAAGAAGCTACGTAACCAGCTCGCGCAGAATATCGTAGCAACATGGCAAGAGAGTCCATTTGAGCGAAACGCTCGAACGCTACTCGGCTGCGATACGTCAGTCTCTAAGCGCCCCACTGGAAAATCAGTTGATTACCAAGCTAACTTCGAAGAAGCAGAGCGGCAGATTAAAGCCATGACGACTTGGATCGAGAAAGGCATTCCTCTTTGGGGAGCATAGGGCTTATGGGGCGATGTCGAGCTGCTGCCTCTAGCGGAATGAATCTTATTCGTGAAGCAACGCGGCAGCCTTCTAGCCCCTTCAATCTTTAAGCATGTACGAGCACGACGACAACGACCTAGACTTCGGCTTTCTAGGTGACACTGACGAAGAAGATACATTACAGACAGCCGACGAGAGATCGTAATGAAAACCAAGAAGTACTGGAGACGGAGAGCGTTGGCTGCAGAGCGAAAGCTAGGATTAAAAGAACAGGTACTAGACCAATCTAATCGATCCAAAGATTACCTAGAATGGGTCAAGGATCTTCGTGCGAAGTGGTGTCGACTAATGGGCGATCCCGATTGGTATGAGAATCATCCAGGAGTGGAAAGATAGCTCGAATTCTTCCAGAAGAAGGCAAAATAGAACTAGCAAATAAGCAACGAGAAGAAAGAATCGCAGAGCGAGGAACTCCGATACTAACTCTCGAGTTTGATGTTTTTCCCGATGGCTCTGTATCGATGTGGACGCATTTTAATCACGGCGACGACTTCGCAAGCGTAAAAGAACATCTACTCGCGATACAGGAGCACTTGCACGAGTTTGTTAAAGATGAAAGCATGTGTCCATTTCATAACGTCAGCAAGGCTGCGGTTTAACTTTCTTCCAGAAGAAAATGCAATGCGCTTACGAATCGTCAGACTTACATACGTAGCATTGGTTACGATAGCGATCATTCTTCTAAGTATACTCAGTAAAGCGATGTCACGTCCTACCCCATACGAAATCAGTGCCCCGTACTTAAAGCAGTGGCATGAGCTGCAAGCACGTCAGGCTATGCCAGAGTATGAGCGATGGCTACGTACTATCTTCGGGAAGTATGTCAAGCGAGAGTTTGCAGACTTTCATCATGACTTCTGGAGACATGCATGGGGGATTCAAAAGGACGTCAAGCCAGCCCCTTATGTCGCATGCTGGTTTCGCGCAGGCGCTAAGAGCATGGGTACTGAGCTTGGAGCTGTAGCTTTAGGAGCGAGAGGTATCAGGCGCTACGGCGCATACATACATGCTATACAAGCGAAGGCTAACGACCATCTTGCTAACATTAGAACGCTTCTGGAAGAACCAGAACTTGCGCGGCGATATCCATTACTCGCTCGTCCGCAGATAGGCCAGCAGACATCATCTATTCGTGGATACAACATGCAGCGCCTATGGACAGCAGGCGACTTTATTATGGACGCTTACGGGCTCGATGCAGGGCTTAGAGGGGCGAGACTCGGAGAGCAGCGATTTGATTTTTGCGTATATGATGACGTAGACGAAGACCGCGATACTCCCGGAATCACCGAGAAGAAGATTGAGATGATTACGAAGAAGATACTACCAGCGGGAGATACTCAGACGCTGGCGGTATTCTTCATGCAGACCATGACTCATCGCGACTCAATCATGGCGCGACTCGTGAATGGACAAGCGGACTTCTTACAGGATAGAATCATCTCGATGGGTGGTCCTATCCCGATCATGGAGAACTGCACGATAGAGCGAAATACCCAGAAGAAGAAATGGGTGATACTTGGCGGCAAACCCCGCTGGCCCGCAATGCAGATCGCGGAAGTACAGAGCCTTCTGGACACATGGGGCTATCGCGCTTTCATGACAGAGGGCATGCAGAAGGTCGACACTCCTTACGAAGGTGCAATCTTCCCTGCTTGGGACCCTACGAGGCATATTATTACGCGTTCAGAGTTCATGCGCAGGTTCCGCCCCTATGTCAAGACTGAAGAGATGTTTCGCAGATCGCGAGGTAAATCCGTAGACTTCTTCATTCCAAGACACGGCTACAGATATTGGGCGATGGACGCGGGAACAACTCCCGGACATCCCAGTGTCGTAGGTTGGGCTTGGCAGCCGGGTGAGGGGTTCCCGCACAGCGACTGCCTGTTTGTATATCGCGAGATGTGCAGACCGACGTTTCCCGGAACGGATCAAGTCGAAGTAGTATCGCCTCTTCGCTTAGGCATGGAAATACAAGACCTTGAGCGACTTGCCGGCGAAGAGAAGCTGGTCACTTGGCGTATAGGATCGCATGAACAAGCCATGTGCAGGAACAGCTTCGAAGTGGACTTACCGCTCGTTGATATTCCTAATGCATGGGATAAAGACGGCGCTCCTATGAAGTACGAAGGTATGCATGTCGACGCGATAGACACGACCGACAAGAAGGCTGGCATCTCGACCATGCAGGACTTACTGATGATCGAGGGACAGATCCAAGCCTCAGGTACAGATGAAGAGGGCGTAGCGATTTCGCAGACAGTGATACCGCACGTATTTCGCAGAGACCCGAGAACAGGTGAGCCACTTGATGGCATGCCAAGGATATTTTTCATTGTTCCCGATGATCAGGGAGAGCTATACGTCGATGCATCTGGAGAGTTGAAAGTTCTCGACGCTTACGACGAAGAGGGCTTCGGCAGGACTCGGTGGGAGTTCCCGAAGTACAGACATGTCATCACGGCGGCAGGCGAAGAGAAAGAGAACCCGCGCAAGATAGACGACGACGCGATGGACATGCTTATCGCGATGGCTGCAAAGGCTCGTTTTGCAGTGCAGCGCAAAGACGATGCAACTCGTGCGCTTGACAGGCTCGATGAAAGACTACGTCCTGAAAACTTACCAATGAACCCGCACCCCATGGCCGAAGTAAGCGCTGCAATGTGGATGCAGGAGTTCGCACAGGAAGCACGAGATGCGAGGAAGTCGAAGGGCGGGTTTATGAAGGGATTGGGATTGAAATGAGCAGAATAAAGTTCAACAAGGAAAAGAGCTTACCTGAGCACATAGTACTCCTTGTATGTGCGCTTCCCGATGATCCATGGAATTCACAGATACCGGGAATCCTGCCCGCGAATTGCCGGAACTGCACCCAAGAGGTAATTGTGACTCCTTACCAGAAATCGTGGGCTGCGGGGCAGTCGAAGGAAACAGGATACATGGTCGACCACATCTGCATTCCATGCATGATGACTTACGCCGAGCATGCAGCTCCGGAATGTGACACCTGTTGGATGTGCCGGGCGGAGAAAGCGGGATACGTCAGCAAAGCGGCTTGACGATTCTCCCAGAAGAAAGAGAAACGACATGAACATGACAGACGAGCAGCGAGAACGAGCGCAGAGCGTCAATGATCGATTGGCGGGACTTAGCGAGGAGGATTACAGTGGCGCTCTCCCTGAAGGATTCAAGGATCGTATCCGTACAGAGGTGGGTATTCATCTTTGCTTCAGAGATAGGGTTAAAGTTCTATTCGGAGTAGATACACGAACGCTTACGGAAAACGTAGTAGGCTTGGCGCGTAGCCGTTCATCGATTCGTACGATCATTCCCAATTGGCTTTTACGTTGGCGAATGCGCAAGAATCGCAACATGGGTTACTACTCGATTCTTCCAGAAGAATCCAGTACATCTGAAAAATAACACTTGACACAAAGCTGTTTCCATGGTATACTGTTCATAAGTTGATACTCGAAAGCGGTGCTTTCCCCCATTGGACGATCATGGACATTTCCGAAGCAATCATATATACAATAGTAGAGTACGAACTAAACGGCGGAAACCTCGGTCCGACGAAGACCTCGCAGTATAGACGCGCCACAGCAGCGATTTCAAAGAACGGAGTTGTATTGAAAGGCTGCGGTAAGCTGAAGGCCCGTTCTGAACTATTCATACGGCGCAGCGACTTCAACGGCACCGGAAGCTTTGTCGCATTGGCGGTAGTTGAACGTTCTGTAAAGAAACGCACAGAGGCTTCATGGAAGCTGCTTGATTCAGACAGGCTTCAGTTAGAGGAAGCATTGCGATATGAGATGGAGAAGGCGGCGTGAGTGTAGCAATAGCAGTAGGTCTAGGCGCAGTAAGCGAGAGCGCACTTCGTGGAATGCTCCCCGAGGTGGAAGACGCGCACCTTACATGCAAGATCGAATGGGAAGCGGGCATCGGTCGCCATTTCGTAAGCGGCACGCTGCATTCAGGTCGCGAGTACGAAGTCCCCCTCGATCTGGACATGGAGGCAGTGTTCAACGATACGCAGGGCGCTTGGCTAAGCAGTATCGAGCTTGCTCGCGAGCTTAAGAAAGCGGCGCAGGCTTTTAGGGTGGCGATAGCGCTTGAGGGTACGCAGCCAGCGCGTACAGACTGGAAGGCAAACGCGGGCATCGATCCAGACAGGGTGTACGGTCTAAGCGATAACACGCTTCAGGCAATCAGGGTGCATCAGCAGGCGGCATTCAATCGTGACGATTTTCCGAAGCTAAACAGTATCCGCATCTAGTTTCTTCCAGAAGAACCATGATTAAGTCCTACGAACTAGCGAAACAGATGGCTGGCGTATCGTGTTTAGCATTACAAGGAATGCTTCCGCGAGTGCAGCGTGCTTCGAGGCCCTGGAAATGGAATTCATAACTTCGCTAATGATACAGTTCCCGTTGTGGGCGGACGGTACCTCTACGAGATTGGATCGCTTCCCGTAAGAACGGAATACGAGCTGTTATCACTAACGGCCACTGTTTTAACAGGTGAGAATAGTACAGCGCAGTTCTCTGGCTTACGATTTCGAACTGGATGCTTGTAGATTCTTCTAGAAGAACAAGGAGTACTTAGCTATGTCGTACGCTTTCTGGTATTGGTTCCTGATGACCATTTGGGCCATCTTCGGCTTCGCGATGAGCTTCAGGTGCTGTTCCTACTTATAGGACTAAAGGACTTTCCGCATCCTCTTGACACATTGGCGCATCCTTAACAAGAAAGACCTGCCATGCCTAGTGTATCTCGCTCACAACAAGCCGCGACTGCGATTGCAGAACACTCGCCAGAGAAGCTCTACAAGCGCAATGTCGGACTGAGGGCCATGACGAAACAGCAGCTTCGCGAGTTCGCATCGACCAAGCGCACCGGGCTTCCCGAGCACGTTCCTCACCACGAGCGCACAAAGGCTTACGTGGAAAAGAAGAAGGCGAAAGAATGAGCGCAGTTCTTCCAGAAGAATACCCGGTGGGCAAGGCAGCTATTTTCTGCTGTGCGCGATACATACATTGGCAGCGGATGGCGGATACTGGCGAAACCGTTCCTCCTGTTACTCAGTGGCATGAGCCCGACTGCCGCGCTGGAGTAGTAAACCGCAGACTTGCAGGCGAAGAGCCAGTAGCGATGCTTAAGTGGTCAATGAAAGTCAAAGAGTCGAACATTTATGTTTGGAAAGACAACTTGCCTTTGACGCTGCTGGATCGACAGTCACTTGTATTGCTTGGTACTTCAGATGGACGTATCGGCGTAGCTACTCCCAGGATGGTCGATAATTTTAATCTCGATGTTCTCGAAGCTGCAATGCGATACCAATACCATGGCTATCATGGCTATCGATACGAAGAACCAGAATGTTGTTATGCGCTAGAGCCATTGGAATCGCATGGCACTGAGTTCGCTTATACAGAGCCGAATCTATCGACTACGTTTTACATGGAAGCAGACGCCCTTCCGTTGCCGACTAAATCGCAGTGGCAGCGCATATCGCTCAATCTGCATTTCCGTAAGCTCGACGGACATATAGTTCGCTGCGCAATACTTCCGAACAAGCGATGGGTAGTTTACGATCCCGAAAGACATGGCACGTACAAGGAGGCATCGTAATGCCTAAGTATCCTGCAAGATACAAGCGTTCCAGCTACGGCAGCACTGACGAGGGCAAGCCTGTCTATCGCACAGAAGAGATGGCTCCCGCAGGACAGGTAAGCAAGCTACAGCGTCAGCTCGGAATGCAAGCAAAAGCTCCTCGACATGCAGCGCGTTACAGATCACGTGCGCCATTATCCGACAGCCAGCGCAAGGCGATATTCGCTAAGGGGAAGTACTGATGCCGCCTCCGTATAAGCATCCAGCTACTGAATACGAAGAAGCATGGCGACGAGGTTGGAGACCGAAAGAGAAACAGCAGGCAGCGCCTCGGATTCTTACAAGTCGTACAGCGGGATACGGAACTACGCTAAAGTAGAAGGCGATGTATCGCTAAAGGAGAACTAAAATGGGAATGATGAATTCGGGAATGGCGGAAGCGGCGAACCGAACGCCGATGGCGGGAATGGGCGATCAGGACGGGGACAATGACGTAATGGTCACTTGTCCTTCATGCGGCACTTCTTTCGCTCCCGGCGACACTGACGGCGATGCGGCGCAGCTTCAAGCGGGAGCGCCTCCTGCTGGCGCACAGCCTACCACTGACGCAGGAGCGCCCCCAAATCCCACCGACCTAGCCAGCCCATCTGCTCCGCCAGCGATAATGCCCCAAAGCGGCGGTACATGCCCTGAGTGTGGCGGAAAGATGGATGGAGGGCAGTGTGCTTCGTGCGGGTACTCTGAAGGTCATTCCCCGATGCAGTCGGCAATCGCGAAGCACGTCGGATCGCAGCCCGAGCACGCAAGGCCCGATGCTAAGAAGGTCTACGAACAGGGAATCCACGCACGCGAGCATATGCGTCGTTCGTCGCCGTATGGAAGACCGTAGAACTTCCCGGAAGCCGTCAATGCGGCACTGTTGGTTACGATATTCGGGAATTAGTTTTCCCGCTAGGTCGGACCAAACGGCGAGAATCAGTTTCCATCCGGGAGCCAAAGAAAAAGATCATGGAAACCAAATGCGCATGCGGTAGAAGCAGCAGACATCGCGGAAGATGTTCTGCTCGCCGGGCAGTCACGCAGAGATTTGTTGGCGGAGAGCTAAACCCTGGACCTATTCCAGTGATGGCCGATCCGCTCGGTAAGGCAGTACAGGTAAAGCCCGAGAGTATCAACATCCGCACATGTAAACAATGCGGCGGACCAAAAGGCCGAAGTCCTTACGCAGTTTGTAATAGCTGCATGGGTAAAGAATCGCTACAGGCGGAAAGACGTACCGTAGGAAAGCTTCCGAGCGGGACAACCACGCATGGAGGATGTAACGGAAACGGTAGTCCAAGCATGGATTAAATACGGCGGGATAGAGCAGATGGTAGCTTGCTGCGCTCATAACGCAGAGGTCGAAGGTTCGAGTCCTTCTCCCGCCCCTTTAAGATTTAGACCAAATCTGAAAATGTAATTCTTCCGGAAGAAAGGAGAATCGAAATGGCACAGACAATTCCAGAGGTTTCAATAGGACTCAACAGACAGGCGCTCAACTGGCTGAACGTCATGGTCAATGAAGGCGTCATTACGGACGCGGCAGTCGCTGCGGCAGACACGGTCGCTGGCCTGCGGGCGACTGCGTTCACCGGCCCTGAGACCGCCCGACGGTTCTACGAGATGTGGCAGAAGTCGGTCGACCGAGCAAAGGCGATAGGGACGCTGACAGACGCGCTGATCCTAAGCCTGACAACCGTCGCGGGCCTGCGGGCGTTGTTCACGACCCAGGACTCGCTGCTTACTGCAGCACAGTGCTACAGCACGGTAGGGTAGATCGCCAATGCCGGCACAAGATACAACGAACCCTGCGGCGGAGATTGGGGGGCCGACCACGTCGCAGCAGCAAGGCGAGGACGTAGATAGATACCCCAAGACACCTAATCGATTCATTGCTTGGGTAATGCATCAATCTACGTCTCGCCTGCTTGGTCTTCTTCTTGGGAATACACGGGAGCTTGAAACTGCTCTCGCTAAAGCCGAGGGGGAAGTCCTGCGCGTCCGTTCTGAAGCCTCAAAAGAGCAGGCGCTCCTGCGCAACGAAGCAGACAGGCGCGAGCGATTCTGGCAAACGAAGTTCAGCGAGCTATCTGATTCGGTGCTGCTTTCCAAGGGGCTTCTACCGATGTCGACCGAAGCTCGTAAGTTGGCTTCGGCGCATAGTTCAAAAGTCATCGAGCCGAAGAACTCGGTTAAGCAGATGGAGCTGGAGATTGAGGCCGACAAGCTGCTGTCGATGCTTCAGCACGGCGATTTCGTCGCATTGCAAAACCGGATAGAAGACCTGCTTCAAAGCGGCCAGCCCAAAGACAAGAAGATACTCCAGCTCTACGCACAGCGCGAAGCCGAACTACAAGCGTTCGAGAAGAACGCGGATATCGGGATGGGGGTGGTAGTCGGGGTGCCGAGCGAGATAGGAAGAGTTTCGTAGTGAAAATCAGAAAGGAGGAAGTGCATGATGTCGCAAATTAAGCAGTACGATTCCGAAGTAGGTGTACAGGCTACGCGAGATCGCGGTCAGGTTGAGATTAATCTCGAGCGTGTTTGCAATCTCGCAGAAGAAGCATTCAAGCAGCAGCACGAGATCGAACAACGACTGTCGTCGATTTGCAGAGCGGACGTACCAACGGGAGCAGAAAGTAAGCGTCCGCAGGAAGTGCTGGTCCCGTTAGCTGATACACTGAGCGCCAAGGCAGACACACTTGGACAGTTGGTCGAAATGCAGCGCAGTCTCTTGCGTCGAATCGAATTGTAATCTTCTTCCAGAAGAATTTCTAAATGTCAACGACGGCCTTCGACATAGCCAGACCAAACGGAGCCCCTCCCGGAGGCGGAGCAACTCCTGAGTCGTTCCAGAAAGCCAAGAGACGCGAGCGCCGCGTCATCGAGGATGACTGGGACAAGTTCTTCACTGGACTGGCTTCTAAGATCGACGACACCGAGAAGTCCTTCGACAGGGTGATGTACCGCGACGGCATCACGAACCAGAAGTATTACGAAGGCGAATACTTCTGGCGCTTCGACGACTACGACAGCAGCATCCGCGACCTCCCCCATTCTTCGCAGGACCCCTTCCATCCCCATAATTGGTTCCGGTACTTTTGCGACCTGAGCATAGCGGCGGCGCTCGAAGCAAGCCCCGACATCGTGGTCGCCGCTTCGGGCCGCGACATCCAGAACATACAGGCCGCAGCAGCAGCGCAGCGCCTGCATGATTACAACGAGCAAGAACTCCTTACCCCCGAATTCCTGCTCGAATCGGAAAAGACGCGCCAGTTGTACTCGGGCGTTTGGTGGTATTCGCATTGGTCCCCCGATGCGGGAAGCCTTTACGTGGACCGCCCGCGCTACGGCGCCGAAAGGCAGCCGAATGGCCCGGACTCGTTCATCTGCGAATGCGGCAGCATGGGGTCGGCGAAGCGCCTGCTCGATACTTCCACGGGGCGGAAGTGCCCGGACTGCGGGAGCCAAAGGCCGCTGATACTCGAAGCGATGCGCGAGATGGTATCCGAGATCGAAGGGTACGATTCGGAACTCGTGGGCTTCCCCGTGCTGAGGTGCGTAAGCCCCCTGCAAGTCAAGGGCGACAGGAGCGCGGGGCATTACCTGAACGGCGAGTTCCTGCGCTGGAAGCGCCTGATCGACACAGACGTCGCCGCAGAGCAAATGCCTTGGTGGGAGCCGGGTTCTTCCAAGAAGGGCGCGGAGCTGGACGACGCGGGCATCAGGGCCGAAGAGCTGGCCGGCAGGCCGATAGGGATGTCGCCGGGCGCTTTGGTGATGTCGGGCTCATCCGACGCGGCGGAAGGCCGTACAGTAGCT